CATTGTAAAGTTTGTGTTCTTTCAACTTTACGACCACCGAAACGACCTCTATAAAAATTATCAATATATTGAGTGCCCCGAATTATTGCATCATCCATCAAATCAGCTGGAGAACTACTAAAAGTATTACCTCTTAAATCATGGTAAGCAATACAATCAGCACGACTTACATAAGAGTTTGCGTTTGCAATAATAGTTCCATCTTCAACGATTATAGTCATAACTAACTAACCTTTAATTTTGCATTGTGCCTTTTTTGCACATTGCTTTTTTATTTTGCTTTCTTTTTACTTGCTTTTCTCATATCAGCATTATCATCTTTGCATTTTTTACTACAGTAAAGCTGTAAGCTATTTGTTGGTTTAAATTCTTTACCACAAAATTTGCAAAACTTATGACCTGATTTTAGTTTTTCAAGATCTGGATCAACAAGAATTTTAACACCTTCTTTTTTCTTGGCTGGTTGCTTTGGTGTTTCTTTTATAGTCGTGTTAACAATATCAAAGCCTTTAAATCTTTCAGGTTTTTGAACATCATAACAAAGAACAACTTTTAAACCTTTTTTACATCTACCATCAAAAAAGTTTTCGTCTAAAAATGAAGCGTTTTTGTATTGTTTTGCTTGTTTTTTTGCGTTTCCTAAATCACTATTGTAAACAATAATCATTATCTAATCCCTTATATTTTTAAATGTTAATTTTTAAATGAAAAAGAAAGGGGCAGTTTTGCCCCTCTCTTATTTATACGTCTTATCTTGATTTGACGTAAACACCAGCTGAATGTTTGAGACTTGCAAAGTATTCAGTCCAATTACCACCAGTAGCAAGTTCGGCATCTGTTGGAGACTTAACAGAAGTGCTAAAACTGTAACCCTTAATTTTCATTAAGAAATCCCATTGCGCTTGATAAGAAGATTGAATGTTTTCTTTGCCGTTTTCCTTGACCATATTATCTTGGAAAGTTCCTTCATCTGATACGACAATCGCACCTTCTGTAAGACCAAGAGTATAGAAATCAGATGGAGAACCTGAGTATAAAGAAGGTGAGTCAGTAACAACAAAACGACGACCGAAACCATCTTCTTGAACCTTAACATCGCCAAGAGTGAACAAGTTCGCACTGTTCGCTATATTCTCAGCATCAACAGCAAATTTTGGTGTTGAGTGCATAACCCAGACTTTAATATCTTGAGCACGATCACCAAATATTTTCGAACCATTTAACAAACCAGCCCTTGTCATTGTTCCGCTTGCTGGAATTGTATAACCAACAGAACCTTGAGCAACCATTGCTGTCTTTGCGCAAGTAATAGCAGTGTTAACCATATCTTGAAACATAGCTTCTGCAAGCTGTTTAGATATAATTGACTCTGCAAGAGCTGGATTCTGTTGTAGCCAGTTAAATTGGTTAGATGAAAACAATATTTCGTCTGTACGACCACCGATCTTGACACCGACCTTATTCAACATTTCAAGCTTAGTTGTATCAATATTAGTAGTGTCGTCGTAAGCATCACGTCTTACTGCAGTGTTAACGATACGTTTAAATTCAGCAATAGTTTCATTATCGCCAGCGGTTCTTGAAGTTGACATAACAAAAGCGTTGCCAGTCGCAGAATTAAAATCTTCAAGATATTGAGCAAGCATTTCAAAAGTTGCGGTATAAGCTTCTTTTGAGAATACAGAGAAGTTGTCTAGTAAAGCAGTCATGATATTGACCTTCCTTAATTTTGCCTAGACTTTATCACTTCAGCACGTTCAACATCTGTCATTTCAGTAAGTTTTTTACCGCTTTGAGTTGCAAGACCGCCAGAACCTTGTCCGTTTTTATTCGAACCAGTTCCTGTATTTGTGCTTGCATCAAAAGCCCTTCCGAATGTGTCTGTCTCACGCATTTCAAGTAATAGGTCTTTAGCTGTTATATAATCGCCCTTATCATTCATGCGGTGTTTACCATCGTCACCAATGACACGGACATCAAATTTTCCATTTTTCTCATTTTTAACAAGTTCAATTTTATCTTTAACAACTGGAAGCAATAGATCAGCAACACCTTTAAGATCTGCAATAGCTGTAGCAACTTTTGCATCCCTTATTTGTTTCGTCAAACCGTTAATAACAATATCTCTTTCGCTCAATTCTTTAGTATGACCTTCTAAAATACTCTTTTTAATAGTTTCAATGTCGCCAGTTTCTTCAAGTTCCTTTTGTTTAAGCTCGGATACCTTTATTTGCATAGCTCTTATGTCGTCTGGTGTAATATCTAAACTTTTAAAATTGCTCATTTCATTTCTAAGAATACTTAGATTCTCTTTTGTTTTTTGATAAGCTGTTTTCAAATCGCTTGTATCTTCTACACCATCAACATTCAAAATAAACTTTCCGTCTTTTTCTGAATATGCTTCACGCATCCCCTCAGGAATTGTGTTAATATCTGTTACTTCTAAATTTAATCTTGTCATAATTCTCTTTCTATTTTCAAACAAAGCTTTCCGCTATTGCTCGGCTTTCCGCCATTTACAAAAAAACAAGAAGCTTTCCGCAACTTGTCACTTGATCAAAAATAACATAAAAGTTTTATTTGTACAACAATATTAGACTTTTCAAGAAAAGCTGGACTTTTTAAAAAAAGCTTTTATCGGGATAACCAAGCAATTCTTTTGTATATCCTGACATAGATCGAACAAATTCTTTTAACACTTCTTTTTGTTCATCCCATGTTTCAACAAAAACATTATACTCAGTCCAAGCTTTTTTATCAAAGTAATGAGGTTTTTTATTCATAGGAACACCACAAAGAACAATCTTGTTATATCCTAGCGATAAAGCAACTTTGACAGCGTACAGACCACCTGAACCACTACCCCTTGAGCCTTTCCATTTATAACCTAAAATATTATTAACATAATCTGCTTGTTTGTGGGCAACTATTTTTTCAGGTAAAGAAAAGCCGTTGTTTATTCTTTTTGAAATCCAGCCTTTAATTTTTAAATTCTCTGGATGAAGCGTTGTCCATATGTCGCATTTTTCGAAGTCGTAACCTATATCATTAACGCAAATTATAACGTCAGGATTAATAAGTTTCTTTGCTTCAGCATATTCATCAAGAACATTTTCAGCACCTCCAAGAATAAAAGCAATCATAAAATTAAATGTTCCTTAACTGCATTATACATATCATTAGACATAAAGCCATCTGAAAAATCTTTGCAATGTTTACAAGGCATCCATTGACCGCAAGGAGATTCTTTTACATCATGATATATATTTTTATGGAATGGATAACCTGTTGTTTCTGGTGGTGTGAAGCCCCCAAAAAATACAACAGCCTTTTTACCTAAAGCACCGCAAGCATGATGCAAACCACCTTCAGGAAGAACAGCACCAACAGAAACATTTAAAATTGCTGAAGCTTCCATGAAAGATTTTGTTTCTATGTATTCAGCAAAATTAAGTTTTTTTGTTCCAGGAGAAGAAATAAATTGCACAACCTTAAAATGTTTAGCAACCATTGTTACTAAAGCTTGCCATTTATCAAAAGCCCATAACTTATTTTGATTACTACCTTTTACAAGGTTAGGTTCAAAAACAATAAAATCTCCAAGATAATCTTTTGTTTTTTGAGCTTTTTCTTTTTGTTCATCTGTAAAGAACAAGCTTCCTATATTATCCCTTGCTCTCCAATCAGAGAAAACAGAACCTTCTCTATATGATATGCTTTTTAGATAAGATCGACAATTAGGACCACTTCTTATCGTATATTTTGGAACATCTCTATTATTACGAGGTTTATAAATATAAGGGTTGTTTTCCCAAACTTCATGAGTTCGACAATATCCGTTAATATCAACAATTCCTACTGGCTGATCAACGATTTTAGAAAGTTTTTCAGCTTCGCCACTAGCCATAATTTCATCACCGATTCCCATTTTTTGCCTCGCCTAAAAATTTATACCATTTTATAAAAAAGTCTTGTTCTAAATTATCATTAAACCACTCTTGATGATTGCTTAACTTGCCAGACCACGTTGGACTTTTTCCAAAAGCTTTTGATACATCCTTATAAGGAACATCTATAAACTTTGCTATTTTTTTAACGGTGGTCTTTTCAAAAAGATCTTCGAACCAAACCAACAAAGAATTATTTTCTTGTTCAAGAAAGAATTTTACAGAAACATTAAAAAAAACATCTTTTTCAAGAAATAGTTTAAAAGCTTTTTTAGTAGCTCTTTTTTTATGGGCTTTCTGCATTGCCCTAAAATAACTTAAAGCAATATTTCTTGGATCTCTTAATAAAGTTATTATTTTATGTTTAGATTTTAGAAAAGGGCTATGCGAACCAATAACCCTATTTCCTAAATTAGATTCTATGAAATCTAAGCCCTCAACGCTTTCTCTTTTAGGCGTATAATAATAATAATCCATAATACCGCCAGAAGCTTCTTTAATTCCAAGTTCTATAATTAATGCTCTTAAAGCATTGGTTCCCGATTTTCTAGGACCATTGCAAATAACACCCATTTTATAAACCTCTAAAAACCATAAAATAATCACCTTGCATACTACCAAGTTTTGTCATTCCAAGGCTTTGTAAATAATTTATGGCTTCGTCAAATTTGATGTTATACCTATCTTCAACACCTGTTTCATGGTTCGGCTTCTGCTCTATACAGATTACAGGCTTGCATCTTTCAATAGTTTCTTTTGCTCCTTGCATCACGTAAAGCTCAAAACCTTCACAATCGCATTTGATGAAGTCAATATCTTGAAGATTAAAACTATCAAGCGTTTTCATGTCCGTTAAAATATCGCCTGTTTTAGCTTCTAATTCAATCCCTGTGTCGCCAGAGCTGTCTACAGTTCTTGTCCTTATTGCTACATTATATTTTTCTTCTGCACCTAAAGCACATTTGATAAGACTTACATTATAAACATCTGACATGTTTAAGTTCCAACATTCTTGGTGGTCTGGCATTGGTTCAAAGCAAATAACTTCTTCAAAATCAAAACTCATTGGATAAGCCCAAAGTCCAATATGTGATCCTATATCAACGGCTTTTCTTTTTTTACTACAAAACTTTTTAACAGCTTCATATTTATGTAGCTGATAACCTATCCTATTATTAGGCAATACTTGTTTCATTGTACGCATCCAACCTTGTAGATGTGCTTCTATGTCAGGGAAGTACCAACCTAAGTCTTTTTCAAATTTTGGCATTATAGTTTTATCCTTTGTTTAATTTTTTCCATGCTAAACCGTTTTTAATTTCTTCTAAAGTCCATTGATTATCAGCTAAAACACCAGCCCATCTTCTACGGTCATTCGGATATTTTGGTGTTTCGATTTTAGAAAAATCTATTTGCCCCATGCTTTGACCAGCACATCTTCCATTGCAGAAAACAGGGACACCATGCAAAAGAGCTTCAACAGCCGAATTGCTTGTATAAGTTATAAGAGCATGAGCATCTTGTAAATCATGTTCTAAAGGCTTTGTTATGTTTAATCTATCACGCCATATTATTTTTCTATCTGTGTTCTTTTCAAGAATTAACTTTGTTGTATTAACCCATTCTTCAGCATTAAACCCCATCAAACGAGAAAATATTGTATCTGGTGGACATACAACAATATGTTTACCTTTTTTCCAGTTATGAAAGTTTAGATTAAACTTTTTTAATCTCTTTCCGTTAGAACGACCTTTTCCTGAATGTTGCATTGCATTTTTAGTTATTCTAAATATATTAAAACGCTTACCAAAATAAAGATGATCAGAATAAAACCATCTTGAACCGCTTTTCATTGCAGGCTTTATTACGCTTGACCATGTGTGAGGGCTTCCCCATAGAAAAGAATCACCGCCTAAATATTGTTGTGATTTTGTTACTTTTCCACCACAACCAACAGCAAAAGCTTCTGTTATTCTTGGAGCTGAAGAACTCAAACCATCATCATAACAATGTATCATTTTGATTTTGCCTCAAGTTGTTTAAGTGTTAAAGGGTTGCCGTCATTATTGATCAACTGGCGTGTTGTGATTTTATCGGCACGAAACAACTCAGCTTTTCCAACACCTAATATTTCGTTTTGTTCTTTATTAGATTTTGTTTTTAACCATGCGTTATAACTTAGATCTTCAGGTACTTGACCATCAATAGAAGCTCTTGTTCCCTTCGGTATTTCGTTTTTATCAATTCCTAAATCTGCATATGATTTTAATACAGGAGACATGATTGTTCTACAATTAGGATGATAAGGAGGACCACCATCAAAATCAACATTATGACCAATAGGATCACCATCTACTGTATATTCTAAACCACTTCTACCAATACAAATATCGCTTGTTCTACTGTCAAAAGTAACAAACGTAACCATCTTATCAACAATATCTTCATTGTCTTTATAGGTGGCAATTCTAGCGTTGTTTGATATTGCATTTACTTCAGTTCTAACAAGCGTTGAAGCTTTGTTTCTTGAGGCATTCATAATACCATCTTTAAAACCGCCAGCCCTTGTTCCTCTAACAGCTTGGATTAACTTCTGGTTAGTTTCCCCTGTCAATAAACCGTTTCTCATTGCATCAGAGAATTTTTCTTTTAAGTCTCTTGATTGCCTATCAAACCAAGAATTAATTGGCGCACCTTGAATCAAAACATTACTAACAGTTTGTTTTAAAGCCGTTTCATTCAGCATTGGAACAGCATCTTTTACCCCTAAAACATTATTGATTTTGTTTGCAGTGACTCTGCTTTCAACGCCAGCAAGCCCTATAGATTCAGTATTATTGATTTGTTTAATATCGCTGTATGATGTTGAAATTGTGTCTTTGACTTCCTGAAGAAATTTCTTATATCGTTTTGTTTTTAATTTCTCAAGTCCGTTTTTATCATATCCTGAAATTGCTATTTTTGCGACAAGTTCATTTTCTAAAGTTTTAAGGCGCTTTAATACTTTGCGCCTTAATCCAGCATCATATTTTGTTAGATCTATAAAATGCCGTCTTGTTGCATCTGCAAGCTTATCATTCGCTGAAGTCACCAAAAGTTTCAACCCCTTCTTCATCTTCAAGCAAGTTAATTTCATCTTCAACGTTTAAATCAGCTGATAACACGTTTCTTCTTTTTAGTTCGTTTAAATATGTTGTTTGTGTAATCTCGCCAGAAACCCTTGATTGATACAATGTGTTTAAATCTGCTTGAGTGTTTACAATTTCAAAATCTGTGAATAGTTTTGCATTTCCGATTGTTTCTCTGTCGACACTGGCATAATCTGCCATTGACTTGAGTGCATTATTCAGCTTGTCCTCATAGCCTAACACCCAATTTTTCAAGATGCTGTTACTTGAGCTTGTATCAATAACTTTTTCTGTAGCTGTAACCTCACCCGTTGTATTTTGAATTATAACACCTTGAGCCATAAGCCTCATTGCATCTTCAAGATCTAGCAAGTCTTGACGACCAGCAGAAACACCCAACCCTGAATGTTCAACCCAGTTCATTTTTGCATCTTTGTCAGAGTTCGTTATAAGTCTATTAACACCTACTTCAATGCTTGCACCTTCAGGAAAACCAGCACCGAACAAGAAAGGGCATCTGGCAACATGAAGAATATTGTTCTGTTCGCTTGATGATTGCCAATGTCTTAAATTCAAATAAGCCAAATCTTCAAGAGGTGGCGTTGCTAACATAAAGGCTTGTTTATTGGTGTAGAATGTGAAAAACGGTATATATGGCAATGAAGAAATACCTTGATCAACCAAAACATAATTACTTGAGCCGTCTTGCTGATATATTTCCCAGCTTCCAATATTAACAACTTTAATTTGAGTAATCGTTGTATCTTCATAAACATTGTCAGAATTATTTGCTGGAAAAGTTTCTTTGATTCTTATTTGAGTAAGTTGCGGAATACCATTTACAACACCGAATTTCCAACCTATTAAATCCTTTGTTGGCACATTGACCATAAAAGGTCTTACATTCTGCGCCCTTTGATCAGCGACAGTTTTAATTTCGGTTGTGTTTGGCATATCAACAAAAATATGTGTCATGCCATATTTCAACGCATCTTTAAAACCAGCACTACTGAATTGCGTTAGATCATTACCTTGAAGATCTATATTTTCAGACCATGCTTCAGCTTGAGTTGAAAAATCTTTTTTAACAATATCTTCTTGAAATACTTTACCATTTAAACCGTCAACAGAATGTTTGAAATAGTTTGAAAGAAAGGTTCTATCCCTTCTTGCTTGCCAAGCCTCATTTGATTCTTTCTCATTCTTTGGAAGGTATGTTATGCCAGCATCACGCATTGTTGCAGTACCACCCCAAAGAGCATCAATTAGACCCCATTTTTTAGACATTGTTATATATAATGCTGAAGATGTTTCAACTGTACTTGTCATGTTCTAAACTCACTACTTGTTATTGCGCCACGTTGCTTGATTAAAGGACTTAAAGCGTATCTTACAGCATCAATGCCATGATTCCATTTATCAAGGATAATATTTAAAATCTCATTTGTCAATTTATCAACCTTATATGAGTACATCTTGAACTCTGTTGCTACTTCCTGACAATCAGGATGGATATATATCTTTTTAAAACTTCTAATGAAAGAAATACCATCTTCAATAGATCCTTTTCCTTTAGGCGCACCAACAATATTAAATCCTTTTTTCTTCATATAACTTATTGTATCAGGTCTTGCGCAATCTGCTTGTAAAAGGTGTGTTCTTGATGTTTCTATTTCGTCAAACATAAACGGCAAAACGTCAAAATCTTTCTTATGTCCAAAGACTTCTTTGTCAATCCACAAGCAATCGTCAAAAACAAACATACGAATTAAACACGTTGGATCTTGAGAAAAGCCCCAGTCCACACCATGAAGAAAATCGGCATCTTCTGGCGTTTCAAAATCATCTACGCACCATTTACCTTTGAATATTTGAGCATCGCTGTTTTGTTTTGGATTACCATCCCAAACATTATCGTATGCATCAGGATCTGTTTTTTTCATGTGCAAGCGTGAATTATTTAATTCTTCTGTAAAGTATGGGTTATCTTGCCAGCCACATTTTACAACAACAGATCCTTCAGGTGGTTCATCTGCAACGAAAAATTTATATAAGCAATCATCTTTTAATTCTGGGTTCATACTAACCCAAATTTCAGAACCAGATTTTCTTATTGTTGGTTCGAATATTTCCCAACTCTTAAAAGCTGTTTTATGTCCTTCTTCCAGCCAAGCAATGTCAATTCCTTCAAGTGATTTAATAGACTCAATATCATGGTGCAATCCAGCAAAAATGAACAAAGAACCGTTTACACATTTTATTTCAGAATTGTTTGTATCAAAGAATGATGAAAGTCCGAGCTGTTCGATCTGATCCTTCAGCAACCTATGAACACTATCTTTGATTGATTTTTGATATTGCCTTGTGCAAAGTATTCTTAATTTACTCTTTATAGCTAAGATTATTAAAGCTCTTGTCATACTCCAAGACTTCGCACCACCACGACCGCCATAAAAAACCTTGTATCTTGAGGGTTTAAAAAGAGGTTCAAAGACTTCTGGGATCTCTATATCTAAAACATTAAAAGGTATTTGTCTTTCAATCAAGATCCGTTCCCTACTTTTTGTTTTTAGATCTTGTGAACGTAATATTTATATCATGGCCATCAAAACTAGGTAGATCAATTTTATCACTTGGTTTTTCGCCAGCTGTATCTCTAACAACTTCAAAAGCTTTACTATCGCCTTTTACAGCCTTTGCAAGTTGTTCATATATAGCTAGATCACCAGCCGTTAGATCCATGTCTTTAAGTTCAGGAAACTTTTTAATAATTTTCTTTTTCTGTTTTTCAGGTGCTTTACAATTTAAGAACATTTGAGCTATTTCTTTTAGTTTTCTTTTCTTAGCTCTTGCCTTCACACTAGCTTTACCGCCTTTACTTCCAAGCTCTCGGGCTTCTTTCGGGCTTAATGTTTTAAGGTTTTTAAGATTTTTACCCATGTTTTTTATTAACCTAAATAATTAATTTATATACCTATTGTATAATTTTAAATGACTTTAGACAACAAAAAAGCCCTCACTTACGCAAGGGCTGTTTCGAACTTCTTCATAAATACTAAATATAAATGTTAATATTTATTGTGAAAAACGATATTATTTGTTTTCTGGTTGGTTGTCAACACAATATCTATCTAAATTATTTAATATATTATGTTGACCTTGTTCAAATAAAGCAATACTTGAACCCTACCAATAATAATATTTCTTTCACGTTCATCAATAGCATTTGTAGCCTCGTAATATTTTTTACATTCGGTTATCTCAGCTCTTATATTGTTTAGTGTGTTATTCATTAATTGCATTCTGGTAACCCTCCATTGTAATCATAAACACCTTGATTTTCTTCTCCGTTAAAATGTTCACCTCTAACACCGTGCCAACCTGTTTCATTATCTCCACAACAATCACAAATTTGTACATCATGTTCATCATTGGCTTTTATCCAATTTAGTATAATTTCTTCCTCACCTGTATCATCAAACTTTTTAAGAAAGTAATCTTCTACTTGGTCTAAATTTAAAAAACCCGTACCTTCGCATCTTGTGCAATTCATTTTGTATTATCCTTCACAATTTTTTTAATATTATTAACAGCCCAATTATACCCCATCTCATAGTCATTGTTAATGTAGGGTGGATTTAACCCATCTATCATCCTCAAGACCCTCTCCTTATCACTCTCAACAATCGGTTTATTAGGTTTAATCTGTTCTGTTATGTTTGCCATGGTTAATCCTTCCATTCAGATATAATATCTGTATGTGGTACGTTATCGGCTGAACTTTTTCCATTAAGTTTCCAATAATAATGAGTAAAACTCTTCTCAAGACAACCTATAGCTAATTCATGGTCTGTGTATTGAATAAAAGCTTTCCTCCCATCACGCAATCTATACAACTTGCCTTGCTGTATCTCTAGGGGTTTAGGTGTGTAAGGAAGTGAGTTTGGGTTTGGAATAGTACCTTTTTTTGTATCAATACAATTAGCACTATGATGTGAATTATTGATAGTTCCGCAATAACTACACTTCTCTTCTGGTGCTGGTACTTCTTTTACAAGGTTGGCTTGACCCTTTAATTTAGTATTAACCTTGCCAGATAAATCAAATATTCTAGTAAAAAAAGGTTCAACGCTATATCGTTTAGCTTTTATATATTTTGTTTCTAAACACATTTCGAAAACCTCCCAGATAAGACAGTCCTCATCTTCTTAATATTTACCTAGTTCTATTTTCATGGGGTGGACTCCTTTTTATTTTTAGCGTGTTCCATAACAACCTCGCTTTGCATTTTATATAATTGCTTAAGACTACCTGCTTTGATTTTTACTTTACTACCATCATCAAGTATTATAGTTTTTTTATATATCATACCCTTAACCCTCCTTATATGGATTATTATTCAACATAATCTCTTTTGATTTTTTTTTCTTTTGTAATTTCTAAGATGTTCTTTAAAATTGATTATAGTATCTTTGTTGAATGTTTTATAGCTTGCAAAGTTTAGAAATTCATCAAGCTTATATAGTGATTCTCTAATTTTTCTTATAGTGATTGGGCTTCTAGCTAATCCATGTTCTAAATATTCAAAATAAGCCTTTTTAATTGCTTCATTTTCATAGTTATAGTTTTTAGTCATAATATATCTCATAAAGTTAGTGTTAGTTGTTCATGTATGTGAGTCTTTACGCTTGATATTGCGTTTTTATTTAGACTTGATTTTGTGGCTGGTTTTAAGCTTTTTTTACATGACTCACTTTTGATACTTTTTATAACAGGCTCTATGTGAGTCTTTACGCTTGAATTATCGTTCTTATATAGTACCCATAAATTAACCCTCCTCTGTGGCATCAATATACTTATAAACTATACACCTACCTGAAAATAAAACACATGTAGGCTGAAACTTAATATGTTTAGTGTCAGTAATATATTGAGCTTGGGTAT